TTCAGAAAAAAGCAAGCGTGTAGTGGTCAACCTAGATCAACTACTACTAGATCAAAACAAGCAGTTCATCTAAGGAGTCCCATTGCTAACACCAAAAGAAGTTAACGCGAAGTTAGGTCGCTTGCAGACCAAGTTTGCATCCCGCGACCAACGTATGCGCGACGTGCTTTCGGTGCGTCAAGGAGATCTCTCCAAGGTTTATCCTTCTATGTTCTCAGAGGATTACCCAAAGCCACTCGTTGCTAACTTCATTGATGTAGCAGCACGTGACTTAGCAGAGGCAATGGCTCCGCTTCCATCATTTAACTGCTCTGCAGCTAATATGGTTTCAGACGCAGCACGTAAAGCTGCTGATACTAGAACCCGTATTGCTAACTTCTACGCTTCGCTTTCAGAACTACAACTACAAATGTACGAAGCAGCTGACTGGTATAACACCTACGGTATGATGGTCGGCCTAGTAGAGATGGATTACGATTCTAATAATCCACGCCTACGCCTACTAAACCCTTGGGGCGTATACCCAGAGATGGATCGCTTTGGCCGTACCATCTCATTGACTCAGGTTATTAACATTGATAGCGAGTCCCTAGCGGCTCAGTATCCAGAGTATGCCGATCAGATCTTGGCTAAGAACAACTACCAACAAGGTAGCCCTTATGTCTCGATGATCCGTTACCACGATGCTGACCAAGATCTAATCTTCCTACCAGAGCGTAAGAACTTAACTCTTGCACGTACACCAAATCCAATTGGTAAATGTCTAGCGAAAGTGGCAGTCCGACCTTCCCTTGATGGTCAAGCTCGTGGACAATTCGATGATGTACTCTCAGTTCAACTCGCTCGTGCTCGCTTTGCGATCCTTCAGATCCAAGCAGCAGAGAAGTCAATCCAAGCACCTATTGCTATTCCGCAAGATGTACAAGAACTTGCTCTTGGTCCTGACTCTATTATGCGTTCGGCTCAACCTCAGAACATTCGTCGAGTTAGCCTAGACTTACCACCAGGACTATTTGCAGAATCTGGAGCACTAGAACGTGAACTACGCCTTGGCGCTCGTTACCCTGAATCGCGTTCCGGAAACATTAACGCAAGTGTCATTACTGGTCGTGGCGTTCAAGAACTACAAGCTGGTTTTGATACTCAAATCAAATCCGCTCAAGCGCAATTTGCTCGTATGTTTTCTGATCTTCTCGGACTCTGCTTTGAAGTAGATGAGAAGCTATTCCCTAATACTCAAAAGGTAATCAAGGGTTCCGAAGACGGTACACCGTATGTATTAAAGTACACACCATCTCGTGATATTAAAGGCGAGTACGGCGTAGATGTACGTTACGGAATTATGTCTGGTATGGATCCAAGCCGTGCCATTATTGCTTTGCTACAAATGCGTTCCGACAAGTTAGTGTCTCGTGATTACGTACGCCGCGAGATCCCAATGGATCTAAATGTATCTCAAGAAGAACAACGCGTTGACATTGAAGAAATGCGTGATGCTCTGCGTGTATCTGTTGCGCAGTATGCTCAGGCTATTCCTGCCTTGGCAGCGCAAGGCCAAGACCCTTCAGAGATTGTCAGCCGTATCGCAGCTGTTATCCAAGGTCGGCAAAAGGGACTTTCACTAGAATCAGTAGTGGAGAAGGCTTTTGCTCCACCACCGGCACCAGAGATGCCACCACAGATGCCAGGTATGCCTGGCGCTGAACAAATGCTTCCAGCAGCAGGAGCGGCCTCCGCCCCTGCCTCGCAGCAACCTCCAAATCCACAAGGTGGTATGGCCCCTGCTGCTGGTCAAAAACCCGATATAGCGTCACTACTAGCCGGAATCACCGGCGCAGCATAACCGAAGGAGGTGCAAAGATGAATAAAGGAACACACGCTCCAGCTCCAGTACAACCAGTAAAGGTTGACACTAAGGCAGGATCAGTCAAAGGCGGTAAGGTTGACTTCGGTTATGCCGGACCAGCTCGCAAAGGCAAGAAGGCTTAATTAGTTTAATGGAAAGGTGTACTGGGTGAGCAACGATAACAATGACATTCCTCGCCCAGTACGCCCTTCTGATTTCTTAGTAATACTTACAGGTTTCGTTCACAACCTAGCCCAAACATTTGAGGCAATGACCAGTGAACTAATGGAACTATCCATTTATCATTCTAACCAAAAGACGAAGACTATTCGTGCTTGGGAAGATATGACCGCAGATTTAGAAAAGTTAGGAGAAGAAACAGATGGCTGATACACCAATGAATCCTAAAGCCGGCGTTTCAGGTCCTGGCAAGTACTCTGTTCGCACAGATAGCCTACGTATGGGTTCTACTTCATACGGCGAAGGTATTGACACCGCTGCAATTAAGTCAGGTGCGCCACTATCTTCAACTCCAGATCAACGCCCAATGCCAGCCGCTGAAGTACGCGATGCTGCTATGGCTCCAGTAACAGAATTATTTGCTCCAACTACTCAACCTAATACACCAGTAACAGCAGGTATTGATATGGGTGCAGGCGTTGGTTCTAACGCTTTAATGATGGCTAAGTCAGTTGAAAGAACTTCCGATATTTTGGCAAAGATGCTTCCATTTGATACAGATGGCACTATTGCGATTCTTTACCAGCAAGCAGTTGCGCGGGGGGACTAATTGGCTGATCTAAATGCTGCTGCTAACGCAGCCAATTTATCGGCTGCTGAAAAGAAAGCGATGCAGGATCTTAGTAAGACTCTTTCCTCGCACCGTGAGCTTTCCAATCTTCCATCTAATGTTGCTTCTCAGGCTTATGCTACTAAGACTCCGGCCCAAAAAGCAGCTTTAACTAATTTAGCAGGTACCGAAGACCCAGCGACTAAACCTAATCGTGGTTGGTTAGGTACTGCTTGGCATTACAGTATTGGTGGATTATTTAGCCTTGCTCAAGAAGGATCTGATCTTGCTACTCGTGTAGCACGTACTGGTCTTATTGCTTTAGATCAAGGCGTTCCTCTAGTAGGAGCCGGTAACGCTTGGGATATTGCTAACGATAAAGGCGATAAAGTATTTAGCCCTAACCGTATTGAAAAGGCTAAGAGGCAATATGGTTCTGATCGAATCAGTCTTGCTATGCGTGTCTCTAAAGGAGACAAGCTAAGTGACATTATGGCTACCGGCACAGATGCTGAAAAGCAAATTGCTGCCTTAGTTCAACAGAATAAAGATACTCTTTGGAACGATGCGCTAGATACAGTAAGCGCTGCTAAGTATTCTCCAGGTAGATTTGCGGCCAACATAGTTGATGCGCTTACTCCTGGTGATTTAATTAAAAACGGTTTTATGTACAAGGCGATCTCTGGCGCAGTTGATGCTGCTTATCGCGTCTTTGCTGATCCAACACTTGCTCTTGGTAAAGCTAAGAAGATGGTTGATATTTCTCGCTACTCACTAGATGTAGTAGTTGGCGGTGGAAAAGTAGATGAAGTATTTGCTAGACCAGCAGTAGCCAATTTCTGGAATACATACGGCGCTCAACTATCTAAGTACCGCGAAGCAGTAGCCTCTGGTGACAAAGCAGCAGCAGTTGCCGCCAAACGTCAACTAGAAATCACAGCACCTGAGTTTGGTCCAGCAGTTATTAAGTCTTTTATTAACATTGACACTCCTATTAAGGATGCCAATACTGCTCGTGCGTTTTTCTTAAACGCAGACCAGACTAAAGAAATGATGAAGGGCCAGATCGGTCGCAAGCGTGTGATGATTCCGCGTCTTGATGCACTACGCAAGGCTCGTATTGCTACTGTAACTACAGCTAACAAAACATTTGACATTGACTTTATGGGTTCTAAGTTTGTAGATAACCTATTCTTTGGTGGCGCAGCTACCGATGATGGTATTAAAGATACTCTAATAGGAAACCGCGAAGCAATTGTTAGCGCTATCAAACCTAAGTACGATACTAAAGGTATGGCTCGTTTCTCAATGGAACAGATCCAGTACCGGATTGATCGCTTCAAGGCTAAGTTTGAAAGAGTACCTATCTTTGATAACGCTACTATGGACGTTACCGCTGCTGACTCAGCCAAAAAGGTTTACCTGTACGCACGTTTAGTGCTTCCACGCAACGATGCTAAGTTAATTGCTCAGGCATTTGATGATGCTGAAGTAGGTTTGAAGAAAGAAATCTTCTACGGCTTACAGTCAACTATCGCTGACATTCGTGGTCTTAACGTAACTGCTGAAGGTCAACCAATTGCTCGTGCCTTACAAGGCAAGACTAAGCCAAACTTTGCTTTAACTGAAATACGTAACGGTGTTGAGTACAATCCAGCAGCACTTCCTAATGGTGAGCAAGTTGGTCTTATTCTTTCGGATCTGTCTGACTTTGTAACTACTCTTAGTGTTCGTGACATTGACCGAGCATCAGCTCGATCAGGTCTTATTATGAAACTATTGGGCGTAGCACACTCTGGTTGGGTAGATAAGATGACCAGTATGTGGTCATTCGCCACTCTTGCTGGTCCACGTTATGCGATTCGTAACGCATCTGAAGATTTAATGGTTCACTTAGCAATCGGTGAATCACCATTTGGTTTAGTAAAAGGACGTATGCTTTCAACACGCCTACGTACAGCACAGCAAATGGAAAAAGGTCTTACTAAGTATGGCAAGATAGCAAACGATCCACTAGGTGGAGCGCTTCGCTTTATCAATCGCAAAGAATCTAAAGCCTATGGTGCTGATATTGAAGCAGCTAAAGGCGATGTTGTTAAGATTCGTATGATTATGGCTAATGCCCTAAACGAAGGCAAGATGGCTCGCTTTTATGGCAGAACAGGTCTTGGTAAGTTTACAAAAGCAGATCGTGAAGCACTTGCTGAGCAGATTAAGCACGGCGATCTTGATAACGCCTTGATGGATGTAGTCGAAGGTGGCAAGAACTCCTTTACCGGAGTTGATTCCTACACTCGCACACTAAACTTTGCTCGTAAAAACAAGGTTCGTACAGAAGAACTAAAGTACAACCTACCTAAGAACATATCACGAGCCAAAGGCTCACGCGGTATGACTCGTATGGCCCCATTATCTAGCACTGAGACTGAAGTTGCTTGGGCTATGCGTATTGGTTACTACTCTAACGATAAGTTAGGTGGCATTGCGGTTGCTAATCTTGACAAAGAAGACGTAGCAGTAG